CCCTGCTCCCGTAATACTTGGAGGGCTTAGTTGCAGATTGACAATGTTGCTATGCGTACCAGATCCAGCTTCTGTGAATGAAGGACTGAGGCGTGAACCGATAATATCTTCGTTAGGGGTGCCAGTAATGGAATGAGTCTGGTAAATACCCATGTTCGCGTCACCAGCAACAGGCCCAAAGGCACCTGTTAATGCCAACGCTACATTGCTATCAGCAGAACCACCTATCGCATGGGGTCCGACACTTGAGGTGACGAACGCACCCGTGCTTGTGATGGCTCCGACTCCCAGCGAGGTCAGCGTTCCGACACTGGTGATGTTGGTCTGGGCTGCTGTGGACAGAGTGCCGACCAGGGCAGTATCTGCCGTGATCGTGCCGCCGTCTATGTTGGAGGAGCCAACATCAATGGCCCCGAATCCACTTGAGATTGAGCCAGCACCCAATGCACCAACAGTCGTGATACTGGTTTGGCCCACATAATCAGATGCAATCGTTACTGCGTCAGCAGATACCGTGATTGTCCCACTGGTCCCGATCACGTTTAATGTAGGTATCGGACCACTGAGGCTCGTCCCTGTTAAACCAGCACCAGCGACTATCGCAGTAATGTCACCTACGGTGGGTGTTTCCCAGGCTGGGTTAGCTCCAGCCCCACCACTGGTCAGTACATCGCCGTCTGATCCAGCACCTAGTCGAGCAGGGGCACCAGAAGCTGCATAGTAAAGAACATCGCCCTGTGTACCATCTTCCAGCTTGGCGAGTGTAATCGCGTTATCTGCTATATACGCTGTAGCGATTTGGTCAGCATTCCAAGTACCCGTCGCCACAGTACCGAGTATAGTGATAGCAGTCGAACTACCTACATCTAATGTTACGGGATCACCACTATTGTCCCCGATAAGTATTTCACCATCACCAAGCACTGCCGTTGCAGTGATTGCTCCAGTACCAGACCCCAGAAGAACACCACCATCAGTTAGTGATGTCGCACCAGTACCACCACGCGCTACCGTTAAGGTTCCAGTTGTTCCTGCTACTATGGGTAATCCAGTGATATTGGTTGCTGTACCACTCGCTGGCGTACCTAATACTGGCGTTACCAGTGTAGGCGAAGTTGCAAATACTAACGCTCCAGTTCCAGTTTCATCAGTAACTGCTGACCTTAGATTTGCTGAACTTGGAGTTCCTAAAAATGTTGCAACATTAGATGCCAAGCCACTAACACCACTCGATATTGGTAGTCCAGTTGCGTTAGTTAATACACCACTTGCTGGTGTCCCCAATGCTGGTGTTACCAAGGTAGGTGAGGTGGATAGGACTACACTGCCAGTTCCAGTTTTCGATGTTACGCCCGTACCACCTTGATCTACTGCAACCGTGGTGCCTTGCCAAGTTCCGCTGGTAATTGTTCCGACTGTAGCCAAACTAGCTGCACTCGTAATACTACCTTGGGTAGCAGTTAATACAGTTCCCGTCAGATTACCTGTGACGTTGCCTATGAATGTGGGTCCCGTAATCACGCCCGTGAACGTCACATCGTCGCCACCATCTGCAACCGAGAATATGATGCCGTCTGCTCCTGCGCCGTCTACGTCGGTGCCCTTAAGCTCCAACTGGTCAGGGGTCGTAGAGGTGTTATGCACGAACCAGTAGTCAGAGCCTGTACCGAACTCCAACACCTTATCATCACCCATCCTAATCTTGTCGAGCGTATAGGATGATACACTGTTGATGTCCTGGCTGTTGACCAGCAGTGTGAGTGATGTCGTTGTCGGTGTCGTAGACCGCACGAACATCGCATCCAGATAATCCAAGTCGGTGTTGAGATAACCACCCCACTCATTAACAGATCCGCCGACTTCAGGTTTGGTCAGTGCGAGTGCGCTTGTATAAGTGATGGCCATATTTTATCCCAAGACAGGCGCTCGCATGCGGAGAGACGAGCCGCTGTGCGATTCGCGTTCTCCCTGCAAGCGCAGGTCGGTTAATGCCTTATCAAGTCTGGATGTCCACATCGGCATCCGTTCATCATTCTTCAGATACGGCTCCGCTTCGACCAACGCACCAAACAGATAGATGTCGGGGTGGTTGGTCAACAGCCAATTTGTGCCATCTGCTAGTGCTGGTATGCGTGTGTAGTAGATAATAGACGCTGTGTAGGTGTCATCAGGTGATCTAAGTACCTCAAGCTGATTAGCCGATCCACCGATTGTGGTGAAGTATACCGGCCTGCCGGTGCCGGTCATGTATCGCCTTTTCTCCGAGATCTCTTCCGGGGTAAGGTATTCAAGCACAATCACGGGTGTCTGGTCGATCACTATCCTGACGATCTCCAGAGTATCGGTAGGTAGTGTGGTATAGCGGCTAGAGATAGAGAACGAATCGTTCTTCGTAATCATATCCGGTTGCCGTATCCGCCGGTTGAAGCTCGCTTCCGCCAGTTCTATGAACTCGGGGATCCTAGCAGTTAGATCAGAGCGATCCAGCCAATTGGCCGTGGCCGTCTGAAGCTCTGCGTAGGTGGTAATCGCCATTAGACTCGTCCTGGTCTAGTTCTGAATACCTTGTTATCTGGATCATTCAACCAGCGTTTAATCACTGCTTGATCCTTGAAGTTGTTCGATGCCTTGGCGAGTTGGTGATAGATGACATTTGGTATAGAGGCCACCTTGTGTGTATCGCCCTTCCAAGTTTTACGCTCATCTGCCTGATTGAAAATGCGCTTGTTATGCTCAACGATGTCAGTGACATCCTGAACATTTTCTAGGCTGATATTGCCTGTGATATCATCATAATGATACCACTGCGTAACCTTGGTTACCGGGTCATAATCGAGTATACGTTTCATAGTATGGCACCATCGGGGGCAGGGGCCGAAGCCCCCACCCCACTAGGTGTTTCGGTTATGCTACTGCTTTGATGCCAGCAACAATACCGTGGGCTGCTTCGTTGTTAACCTGAAGCCCCCATTCGATCAACGCCATTCTAGCGTCTGCATCCCCAGTCTTCGCCAAAGCTTCAATGCTATACGGGCGAAGCGTAGCCAGTTTTACTTCATCTGGGTCGAGCAATAAAGCCCAATCGTTATGCGCCGTCCCACCACCCTCATCCTCCACCGTAGTGAAGAAGCGGTTAGGAACAACCGATAGATTACCGAAATCACTGACATAAATGTCAGCAGCACCGATGATCACGGAAGGCGCTGCGCCGTCTACATTAAAACGGCTTTCAGCTATTCCACTGAATCCACTCACAACAGTCTTGTTGTACGGGGAAACCATCAAAACGCTTGGCTCTCCGCCCTCCTCAAATGTCGATTGCATAGCGGTCTTCACCATAGCTTCCGTCAGAGCGACAGGCGTTCCGAAAGACTTCCATACCTCTGATGCACCTGTTGGAGTCGAGCCAGCATAGCTGGGCTTCGTAGAAGCATTATCAACCGTGTTGGTCTTTAGCCAGCACGGGAATCCAGCCGTAACTCTTGCTGTGTTGTTAGAACCAACAACAGCACCAACCCCGTTCAGCAAGCAAGCCATTTCAACATTACGCTTTAGCTCTTTTGCTGCTTTCGCTGCTTGGTACCCAACCTCAGAAGAACGACCAGCTTTGGTAACTTTCTGCTCAGTTCCAGAGATAAGGAAATCGCGCATATTGATCTGACAATAATTCCCTAGGCGCGTGGTTGGGGTCGTAATCGTAAAGGTCGCCAGATTTGACCCTTCTTCTACTGGTGTGGCTGAAGCAGTACTGAGACTGTCCGTTTGCCACTCGAAATATGTGTTCTCTGCACTACGACTGCCGCCGATATTGCTCTGGAAGGGAGTGGCTGTCGGAGAAATATCCGCGATCAGGTCACTCAGATCCTCCCTAATGCCTACGGCTGTGTAGGTTTCAAACGTGATTGCCTTTGTAGCCATAATTCAATTTTTAGTTAGTCCGTAAGCATTGCACCTAACAAGGGTGCAGCATCGCCCACCTTGCCGGTGTCTTTCAGCTTTTGCCTCATAGCTTTCTGCTTACGGGAGCGCGTTCTACGGGAAGTCTCCTTGTTCCCTGGTGTTGCGCTGCCGATTTTAGATTTGGCGGTCTTCACCTTCTGGCCGTTAACGAGTTCGTTGTAACGCCAAGCATCCCGTAACACGACCAACGCC